TGTGGGACCGTTTCGATCAGCATTATGCTGTCAAATTCGATCGTTACGGACGCCGGATGTAGATCATCACGGTCAGTCGGTGGTGCACTTTCGCGCGCAGCTGAGGTCATTTCTCGGGAGTTTACGACTCTCAATGTACCTTCTTGTTTCGAAGGAACGAACTGCGTGGAGTTGCGAAAGGAGTGGGACGCTTTTGTCCGGTTATGTCTATCTGCCCGTAAAGGCAGAAGCCGCAGGTCTTCATATAGACTCGCCTCGATGTTAAAATCGGGAAGGCGTCTATTCGATGGAGACTGCGATAAGTGTGATAAACCGGAGAAAGCGAAGGCGAAGAGGGAGTGGAAGACGAAGATGTCGAAGACCAGTAGTGTTGGAAGCTCCGAGGATAGAGCGCTCTGGTTAGAGGAATTAGCTCGACATGTTCGTGTGTTAGTAGGAGGTTGGGGGAAGAACCTCGAGAAGGAAAGAAAGGGCGACCTATATGTGCCCGACCAGAAGGGTTGCTTCGAGAGAACTAGTTTCCTGGGTGGTACACTGGCATCAAAACCAGATTCCACTCTTCCAGTGAATCATGTTCGTCTCGGGACCGCTAAGACTAAAGGAAAGATAAGGGTTGTAACAATGCAAAATGCATATGTTAAACAGGTTCTGAGACCTGTTCATAGTGCTCTGTACAACTATATCTCTTCCTTTGGCTGGTTGGTGCGTGGCGAGGTCGGAGAAGCGGACTTTAAGGCAGTGTGGGATGATCTCAAGGAGGGTGAAGAGATCATCTCAGGTGATTATGCGTCTGCGACAGACAATATCCATAGGGATGTCGTGCAGACTATAATTGCGGTCATTGCTGAAGAAGCCGCGTTAAGTGACGAGGAGAGGACGGTCCTCGTCGGTAGTTTTAAGGATGTGACAGTTGTGGAAAAGGATGGTAGTCTTGTCCCAATCATGCGTGGTAGCATGATGGGAAATCTTGTTTCATTCCCGCTCTTGTGTTTACTGAACAAGGCGTGTTTTGAAATGGCAAGACCGAACCATAATTGCTCGAAGGCATGTTCGAGTAATTCCCATAACTGTCATCGGATCGGTCGGTTTAATGGCGACGATTGTCTATTTTGTGGTGATAAATCTTTCTTCCTTCGTTGGAGAGAGATTACATCACGTTTTGGACTAATCGTGCAGGAGGAGAAGACGGGGGTATCTAGTCGGTTCGGAGAATTAAACTCTGAGTGCTTCGACTATTCCCACGGGACTTTCATACCGAAGTCCTTCTTCTCTTTCCTCCGCCCCAATAGACAGACCGGTGGTGACTTGATGGGAGAGATAATTGCGGGCTCTGCGTTGATGAAAGATTCAACAAAGCTTTGGTTGATAAACCACGTGATGAGATACGAAATCATCATCCGTGGTTTGACAGCCTCGACAATCCCCAACTCTCTCGCCATCCCACTCCTAAGACGCCGATGGATCCGAAAACTCATCGTGTCTCCTCCCCCCCCTTTCCCTTCTTCTGGGACCGACCGGTCTATTCCGGTCGTGGTAGCTCCAGCTCCAACAGCTGACTACCTTGAGATTGTCAATGAAATTGACAAAGAGGTGATCCGTGCTCATGTCAAGTATTGGCACGGACGACAGGTGGTCTCACGGACGGTTCCTATATTCCGTGATGGCCATATCTACACAGATTCTCAGCACTGGCTTGATCCAGCGCACGGTGAGAATAAGTGTAGGACATTTAGGCATTCAACTGCCTATGATGCCACTGTCACCCCTCTTCGAACTCACCTTCCTCGGAAGGAGCGCAGGAATATTAAGCGCGAGTTCGATCTCAGTTCTCCCCCTCCCCCCTCTATCCGTTACCGGAGGAATCGCCGATGGGCATTTTCTTACCTTAGAACAACTTTTGATATGATGAAGAAGTTCTTTGGCGAAAGATTCATGTCATCGGACGACCAGATACACCCTCGATATGAACATCCAAGTTTATGTCGCAAGGATAGTATCGAGAACTGTACCCCTCCGGTTCTCTATCCCCCCCCCCTTTCAATTCGCGTCCCACTCTTGACGCTAGACCAACACGCCCAAAGGATTTATGGGCTACCCACTTATACCACCGTGGTACTCACGAACTCTAAGACGACAACTTGGATTGATCTTCCGGAAGAAGATCACGCAGAAGTCTATAGAGGTCGTGAAAACCG